GCAAAAGCATACGGCGGCAATTTTAAGGCGCTAAAACAACTCTCGCCAGAGATTTACGGCATGATCAAAGACGGTGCATCGCTTGATGAGGTGATGGCGGCGTTGGCTGGAACGTTTGGTGGCTCGGCTGCAACGGCCGCTGGTACAGCACAAGGTCAATTTAAGCGACTCAACGTGGCACTCGATGAGGCTAAAGAGTCAATTGGCAAAGCGTTACTACCAGCGGTCTTAGCAGTGTTGCCATACCTTGTTGAGTTTGGTAATTGGGCAGCCGATCACACAGGTATTTTGTTAGGTGTAGGCACGGCAATTGCCGCAATCTCTACCGCGCTGATTGCGTTTAAGGGTGCACAAATTATTGCTAACGCCGTCACCGTTGTAACTACCGCACTTAACTGGTCTCTTGCTGCCAGCGCTGCCGCAGCCAACACCGCGCTTACTCTTGGCGTGGGTGCAGCCGCTATTGCTGCCGGTCTTGTTGTGGCGGCTGGCGCGTTTCTTGTTTACAAAAACGCCACTAAATCTGCCACTGAGGAAACAGGAAAGTTTAAGGAACAACTAGGCCCAATGCTCGGCCCTGAGTTAACTAACACGTTTGAGAAAGTTAAGAAAACTGGCGGCGCTGTAGATGACATGGCAGAAAAAATTAAGAAAGCATCAGACGCATTAAAAACCTACATGGAGTCAGCACTCAAATCTGCACAAAGCGCGCTTGAGGATGCACAAGGCGCGTTTAACGATTTTGCTACCAGCGTGTCAGACGGTCTTAAAGATGCGTTTAGTTTTAAGGATGCTAAAGATGCAGGCGATGAAACTGGTACAGGTTTCTTGCAAGGCTTACGCGATCAGGTTAAAGGCATACAGACTTACAGCAAAGATGTCAGCACGTTGCTCACGCTTGGCTTATCGCAAGAGGCATTGCAAGCGGTGCTCGATGCTGGCGGTGAGTCTGGTGCAGCAATCGCAGCCGAGTTAATTAAAGGCGGCTCAAAAGCAATCTTAGAAACCAATGCGCTAGTTGAGTCAAGCAAAGTGGCTGCTGCAATCATTGGCCAACAGGCTGCTAAACAGTGGTACGGCGCTGGTGTGTCTAATGCGCAATCATATTTGCAAGGTGTCGAGGCGGCGTTTGCTGAGGCACAAAAACGGCTTGCCAAAAAAGGTCTTAAGATCGCAGACATTAAAGGCATTTCAGCATCGTTTAGCGAGTCACTTGCCGGCCCGTCAGTAACACCAATCAATATGTCACCAGAGCAAGGTGGTGGCATACCGGGTGGCGGCTCAGTAGTTGTCAACGTCAACGGCGGTATTGCCACTAGCGCCGAGATAGGCAAATCTGTAGTTGACGCGCTGACCCAATACACGCAAGTGTACGGGCCACTCAATTTGGCGATCAGGTAATGCCCGGCTCAACCGTCATCACTGGCGGCACATACCTACTAGAACTGTCCAGCGGTTATGACGGGGAAGCATTTTATTTAGATGACTCAACACTTGACGGGCCAGATGTGCTGGATGGTGACGGCGAGGATTTTAACGACATCACCGATGTTGCACAGTTAATTACAATTAGTCGAGGCCGTCATAAACCGTTAGACGTATTTGGGCCGGGCACAATGTCTGTGTCAATTAGCGTGCCAGTAGGCAACCGTGACTATGACCCATTAAACACATCTAGCGTTTATTACAACCAGTTGACAGAGCAACCCGGTCTAGCGCCATTGCGTGCAATTAGGGTTAGCCGTAACGGTGAGTACCTTTTTACTGGTGTAGTGACCACGTTTAACCAGACTTACAACATGGCTGGAATGACCACTTATAGCATTGCTGCCGCTGACAATACTTATGTGCTTTCACAAGGCAATTTGCCCGAAACAGCCACCACTAGCCAAACCTCGTCAGCGCGCATTACAGCCGTTTTGAGCGCTGCTAACTACACAGGCGCTACATCCTTGACCGCCAGCCCAACGGCCACGCTAGGCGCTTACACCATCCCTAGCGGCACAAACGTAAACGCCTATATAAACCGCATCCAGCAAGCCGAGCAAGGCCGCATTTTTTGTGATCGAGAAAACGTGCTGACCGCCCAAGAACGCGTGGGCACAACGCTGGCAGCAGCCACAGCCACGTTTAATGACACTGGCACAGCCACACCGTATGACAGCATCTTTGTAGAGTTTGACCAGCAGTCAGTTATTAACAATGCCAACATCACTATTGAGTCTGGTGGCACGTTACAAAACGCCAGCAACGCAGGGTCTATTGCCGAATACTTTACGCAAACTGAGGCGATTACAGACAGCCTTTTAAGCAGTGACGGTCAAGCTGCCACACTGGCAAGTTACCTGCTTTATCCAAACCCACGCCCACGTTTTACGAGTGTCTCAACCACATTTGCCAGCCTGAGCGATGCCCAAAAAACGGCGTTAGCGCCTATAGAAATTGGTCAAACCGTGTCAGTCACGAAGACGTTTGCATCCGGCACACCGCTAAGCGTTAATCAGGACTTAAGCGTTGAGGGCATAGACCACGTTATTGACATGAACACAGGACACCGCATGACCTTGTGGACATCAGCAACCGTCATCCTTGACCAGTTTATTTTGGATGACATTACGTTTGGTGTGCTATCTACCAGTAACGCGCTCGGTTAGGATAATCTACAACTATGACTACGCCTTTTCCATTTGTAGCAAACACGGTGCTGACCGCAGCACAGTTAAATGCCATTACCACGTTGCCGGTTAACGCTCGAGTTGCCAACTACACACTTGTGGTTGGTGACGTAGGCCAGCGCGTGCAAATGACTGCAGCCGGCTCAACAACGATCACAGTTAACACAGGCATTTTTGCTGCAGGTGACACCATTTGGATACAAAACTTAGGCGCTGGCACTTGCACAATTACTGCCGGCACTGCAACAGTTGGTACGGCATCAAGTTTAGCGTTGGCACAATATGGAGGTGGCACGCTTGTTTTCCAAAGTGCTAGTGCTGCTACTTTTTTTAGCCAAGTTGCAGTTAATTACGGCACTGCTACAGGTGGCACATCGTCAAGCATTACTGTGGGCGGCGCAAGTTACACGTTGTTAGGTTTTACAACTGATGCAAACCTTGTTGTTTCTAAGGCAGGTTTGTTTGATGTGTTAATGATCGGTGGCGGTGGCGGTGGCGGTAACTCTGTTGGCGGTGGTGGTGGTGGTGGTGGCATTATTGGTTTGACTACAACGTGCACAGTTTATTTACCTGCTGCAACTTATGCAGTTGATGTTGGCGCTGGTGGTGCTGGTGGCGCTCCAGCGTCTAATGGTTTGCAGTCTGCTATTGCAACAGTAACTGGTGTCATCGGTGGTGGTGGCGCTGGTGGTGGTGCAAGTGCGGCAACAAGCAACGGTCAGCGCGGCGGTTCAGGTGGAGGCCCAACAAATGGTTATGACATTGGTTTGACTGTGTTTGGATTAGGTCAAGGTAATAACGGTGGCACAAGCGCAGGCGGCAACAGTGGTGGCGGCGGCGGCGGTTCTGCATCAGTTGGCGGTAACTCATCTGGTACAACAGGCGGCGCAGGTGGAAACGGCACAGACATAACAGCATTTACAACTACTAGCCACGTTGCTAGCGCTGGTGGCGGTGGCGGTGGAACAGTTACAGGCGGTGCGGCTGGCACTGGTGGCGTTGCAGGAAAAACAAGTGGCACTGGTAACGCAGGTGTTAATTATGGTGCAGGTGGTGGTGGTACGGCTGGTGGTAGTGGTGGTGGTGCTGGTGGCGCTGGTGCAGTATTTGTTAGGTTTAAGGTTTAATTGTGGAACAACAATTTTTTGCACAAGTAAACGATCAAAACATAGTTACTGATGTTCACGTTGTTACAAAAGTGTTTATGGAAACACATCCTGAACGCTATACAGGCACATGGATTGAGACTTACATTGAGGATGGCAAAACTTACGCAGGTATTGGTTACACATGGAACGGCACAGACTTTGTACCGCCAACGGCTAATAACTCTTAGCGTCATGCTTGCACTTGTCCTGACCGCGTGCGAAACAACACGCACCAACGCACCAAAAACAGGCCCGATGACACGCTGCTCAACTATTACCCAATGCGAAAGGGTCTCCAATGGCTAGGGAAAAAGCAGAAATAGAAATACTTCACGCGCGCATGATCGTATTTGTAGGTTGCACAATTGCAGTGACATTTGCAATTACCGTCATTGGCTTTGTTTACGGCCTGCTATTTGTGACGCAGCCTTTAGAGCAATCACCAAATGACGCGCAATTCATAGATCTACTTTCAACGCTTACAGTCTTTATGACTGGCACACTCTCTGGACTTGTCGCCGCTAACGGCCTCAAACGAAAGCCTGCCGATGGCAGTCCTACCAGCACTACCTAAAGTTGTAGGCTCACGGCCGTACACAGGCAACAGTGACGGTGCATCGGCAGGCCCACTACCCGGCATGGATGAGTGGATTAGGCAAGCCATCAAATATGGTGGCGGCGCGTTTTGGAACAACGGCTCTTACGGCGTAAGACCTAAAAAAGGTTCTGAATCGCTGAGTGTGCACGCCACTGGTCGAGCAGTTGACTTGTCATATCGGATGTCAGAGAAACATCCCATAGCCAACCGTAAAGGCACTATTGCGTTTATCAACATTGTGCTTGCCAACGCAAACGAGTTAGGTGTTGAGTGCGTGCTTGACTATTTCCCTAAAGCGTTTGGGCGCGGCTGGCGTTGTGATCGGCAAGCATGGAAAAGTTACAGCAAGCCAGAGATACACGGCGCGCCGGGTGGCGATTGGTTGCACGTTGAGATTGCACCAGTATTTGTAGATCAGCCTTTAACCCTTATAAAACAAGCGTTTCAGAGAGTATTCACCGAACTGCCACAGTAATGCCCTATGGTGGAAACACCGGCGATAGGAGATGCAATGGCAGACGCAAAAACATATTGTTACGAGGTTTACACCACCAGACTCGATACAGAGCAAATGGTGCTTATTCAGATATTCCGCGACCCTGACAACGGACAAGTGCTACACGCACAAATGGCCTTTAAGAACGCCATTGGAGATAGTTGGGGAACGCCTTACCAATTGGAGAAAAAATGAGCTATCTAGCAATCAAAATAGGTGCATGGGCAATCACAGGATTAGCAACGTTTGTTTTGCTATGGGATGCCAGCGCGCCACCAGAACGCAAACTGCAACCGGGCGAACAAATCAGCACAGTGCTGAACAGTGTTGTGCCACCAACCATTGCGCTAACACCAGTACCTACTACCACTACGGCAGTGCCTAAAGGCTGTGCGGCTTATGTGGCTGACGCAATTAGTGCCGGCTGGCCAGCCGATCAAGCGCCTACTATTGCGCGTGTGATGTTTCGTGAGTCACGTTGCATTGCTACGGCCTTTAATTCACAGGACAGCAACAACGGCAGTCGAGGCTTATTCCAAATTAACGGTGTGCATCAAACATGGCTAATTAAAGAGGGTTACATTAAAAAACTTGATGATCTTTATGTGCCCGATGTAAACATCCGCGCCGCGTTACACCTCTACGATATGGTTGGCTGGTCGGCATGGGCGCTGCCCAACCCATGACCGACACACCATATCCCGAAACTGGCATTACAGAGGAGACCCGACAGATGTACCCAGAAAACTACAGCGACAAATACAACAAAGTTTTTAAGCAATTTGTAGATGACATTCTTACGCCAGTGCTACCAATTGATCGGCTAGAAAACCACGACATTTTGCTTGATGAACTAGAGCTGATGTATGACGCGCACATGACAATTGGCGGTCAACAAAACAGATTTAATGCCAGTGTCTTACGCGCAGCAATTAACGTGATAAAGTCCATTCAGTAAACCCGACCAAAGGAAACCCGACAATGAATGAACAACTAGAAATGTTTACGACCACATTAGGATTGGCTGGTGAGCGAACGCAAGTTGCGTTAAACCATCCAAGTGTTGCCATAGCGCGCAATGCACCGGACACGTCACGCGAGGCAGGCGAGGCAGCAAAACCACACGCAGGCAAACAACGTGAGGTAGTGCATTTTTGGATTAAATCGGCTGCACGCACAGAGGCTAAAGGCATGACCGCAGACGAAATAAGCGTGCTACTAGAACTACCAGCGCAGTCTGTGTCAGCGCGCATTAACGGCTTGCATCGAGATGCCTACATTGTTGATAGTGGCATTAGGCGCAAAACACGGTACGGCCGTAACGCCATAGTTTGGATTGCTTGCTAATGGCACACTTTGACCTAAGCCTGTACGAAACCGTTGCACAACGCTTAGTGCGCTGGTGGACAGAATACCCAGACGGACGCATCATCACGTCAATCCACCATTATGACGGCTCAACAATTATCATGCGCGCAGAGTGCTACAACAACGATGACCGACTCATCGCCACAGGCTATGCAGAGGAAGTGTTTGGCAACAGCCCTGTAAACAAAACCAGTTTCTTAGAGAACTGCGAAACCAGCGCTATTGGTCGTGCAATCAGTAACAGCCGAATAGGGCACACAGGCGAGCGCGCATCAGTTACAGAGATGCAAAAGGTCAACCGCATTAACAGTGCGCCGGCTAAACCAGACAGTCACGGCAGCGCTACGGCCAAACAGATTGGTTTCTTAAAGAGCCTTGCGCGTGGTAAAGGCTGGGATGATCTGCAGCTGCTCGAATACATCCACCGCTTATTACAAGTTGATGACGTTGTGGTTGAGACATTAACCAGTGGGCAATGCCACGCAATCATAGATGGGCTAAAGAAATGATTAACCCAGACGAGTCATACAACAGGTTGCACGATCACATGATGGCGATTGCTCGTGAGCGTGATTGGGCAAATCAAGAAATTGAGCGACTTAAACTTGAGTTAAATCTGATGATTAACCAAATGAGCAAAACTTTGCATGATGTGAAAGACGAATTGGAATTAGCGCATGAGG